CGACAGGTTCTTGATCTGATAGATCGCTCCGTTTTGAGGGCTGGCAGGCAAGGTGATTGTCTGGCCTGATGCGCCGGTGGTGCCGAAGATCGTAAGTTCGCCGTTGCCTGCGGTTGCCGTGGCTGAGCGGACCACAAGGTTTGACTGAACCGAAGGCGACCAAGTGCCCGGAGTTCCGGCTGCGGTGCAGATCCAGATGGTGGCCGTGTCGTCAACGATGAAGTCTCCGACTGCAAACGTGCCAGAGGTGGGTGCGCCTGCGGTCGTGCCGCCGACGTATCGAGTGGCAGATGTCGCACCTGTCAGGCCGACTGGATATCCTTGAGCGCCACTGCTGCCTTGTGAGCCTTGCGATCCCGGAGCGCCCTGCGTTCCCTGCGTGCCCTGCGCCCCTTGAAAACCCTGCGCTCCCTGACTCCCTTGAGCACCCTGATACCCCTGCGGGCCTTGCACGGTAGACGCCTGACCTTGATAGCCCTGAGTTCCTTGGGTGCCTTGGCTACCTTGCGGTCCTTGGAAACCTTGTGGTCCTTGTGAGCCTTGGCTACCAGTAGACCCCTGTGGGCCTGTAGAGCCTTGGACTCCTTGCGTACCTTGATTACCCTGTGGACCCTGCAATCCAGTTGATCCTGTGGAACCCTGTGAGCCTTGGAATCCTTGGAACCCTTGGAAGCCCTGCGTGCCCTGCGCTCCCTGAACTCCTTGTGATCCGGTTGTGCCTTGCGATCCTGTAGATCCCTGCGATCCTGTTGAACCCTGAGCACCTTGGCTTCCGGTCGAGCCTTGTGTTCCTTGCGCTCCTGTTGCACCCTGCGCTCCTTGTGGGCCGGTGTTGACCAATGCTTCTGAGGTCTGCGTCCAGTAGTTCGTGCCGTCATAGGTGGCGCAGATGTTGTAGATCGAGCCGGTCGGAACGGTGAGGACGGCCTGACCGTTGGCGCCGATATCGGCTGAGGTTGCTGTGGCGTCAGCAGTGCCGCTTGGCTTGGCGGTGCCCTGTGGAGGCACAGTCGAGTAGCCGAAGCGAGACACGTTCCATGCCGTGACGCTGACTCCGTTGACCGGGCCAGCCACTCCGGCGACGTTGATGACGATGGTCGAGGTTGTCATGCGTCAGCGATCTCCAGAACTGCGGTGCGGACTGAGGCGTAGACCTGCGTGATCTGGCCTGAGCCTTTGAGGGTGCGTGGATAAAGAGCTTGAATCTCGATGTCTTCTCCGCCGGGGAAGGCTCCCTCGCCCCATTGGAAGATGTAGCCGGTGCCAGCGTAAGGGCCGGTGCTCGTCGCAGCTGTGCCAGCGTTGCGGTCGGCTCGGATGTAGTTCACCAAGGCATCGAGGAAGGTGTCTGCGTCTGCTCCACAGTTCTCCGACTTGGTCGAGGCGTTGCGAATGAAGCAGTCCATGACGAGTTCGTACTCGACGACCTTGCGGCCTGTGGTCGGGCCTCCCATAGCGGCTCGGCGTTCCATCTGGCGGCCGAGGTAGAGGAAGATGACCGCCCCGGTGTTGTGTCCAGGGTCTTCGTTGACGAAGAAGTCACCCTCTGGCGTGAACTTGGCCGGGTGAGGATAGACGTTGGAGAGGTAGGGAATGGACGTGCCTGCGCCTGATTGCAAGTAGGAGGCGACCGCAGCTCGGACGTTGGCTCTGCTCATTACTCCTCCTCGGCGAAGATGAGCATGGCGATGATGACCAATGCAAGGAAGCCGAAGCCGATTCCGTAGACGGCGGCGCCCATTATGCCCTGCCCCAGACTTGGAGGAAGGCGTGCAGGAGTTCTTCGGCTCGTGCGAGGTCTTCGACGCCACTGTCGGCCTTCGATCCGCCCACGCTGACAGGCTCGCCGGTCTCGGCGATGACCAAGCCACCCTCGCCACGTTGCTTGATGCCAGCGACGACGAGGTGAATCACGGCCTGCTTGACTGAGGCCGGGAGCACTGAGACATTGGTGCCGAGTTGGTGGTTGTAGAGAAGGCCGGTGGACAGGGTCAAGGTGTTTCCTGAGATCGCTGTCACGGTCACGGTCTCGGTGTTGAGGCCGTCCCAGATGGTCACGGTCTGGCCGACGTAGCAACCGACCGATGAGCCAACGGTGATTGAGGTCGAGCCTGATGAGACCGAGGTGCTGGTGAAGGCGTTGAAGAAGCCGTTGACGTAGGTGTAGGTGATGAAGTCTGGCGTCGAGCCATAAGAGCCTCCAGCTGCGCCGAAGGACAGTGGGCCTGCGCTCGTCCAGTTGAAGGCACCTGAGAGAACGGTGAACTGACGATCCTCGATCCAGACGTTGTCTGATGAGACCGGGATGGCTGTTTGGTACGAAGGCACCGAGCCGATGGCGACGGCGTCAACTTCGAGGATGGGCCAGTAGGCCGGATGGATGACATAGAAGCCTTGCCGGTTCATCCGGTAGCGGCCTTGCTCGGTGTTCGAGGTGGCGCAGAGCGTACCAAGCGGCCCCATGACGATGTTGTCGGCCTCGGCTGATGCCATGTAGATCAGTTGCTGAAGTGCTTCGTCCTGAGCTGCCTGCGTGCCACCGGGGACAAGGTTCGAGAAGTCGATGGACGAGGCGATGGGTGAGTTCTGAAACTCGGCGACGGTGATGTAGGGGACTCGGTTGTCGTAGGAGATGTTGGCTGGGTTGATACTCATGATTCAGCCTTCAGGTCAGAGCCGCCACAACGGCCGCAGGAGTCTTTGATGATTGCGACGAAGCCACAGTCTTGGCACTTGAAGCCACGAGCTCCAGCACCGATGCGGATGCCTCGTGTGGTGAAGTCGCCGGACTTGCGCATGAGGGTAGCGACGGCTGGGTTGTCCACATTGAACACGCCATCCTTACCTCGGGTCGCAACGACGGAGTCGCCTATCGACACCTCCTTTGCTCCATCTTCGGGGCCAAGTAGTTGAGGCATTGACAGGCGACTCCTTCGGTTGCAGTTAGGCGTCCGTCGGGGGGTCTCCTTTTGGGGAGACAACCGCTTGGTGAGAAACGGGAGAGACCGCCCCGACGAACTACCTAAACAGTAGTGGGTGACTACTGAATACCAGTGATGGAACCTGACCAAGCCGGTGCCCGGTGGATCATGGTGCCGTATTGGTACGTGCTGATGTCGTATGACATCTGGATGACGGGCCACTCGATGACGTTCATGTCAGTGACATTCACGACCTGAGTGGTCTCGCTGATTCCGCTGTCCGGGAAGGGCAGGGTCTTGCTCCAGATGATCGCCGATCCAGCAGGCGCGTATGGGTGAGCTACTACGTCAACCATGCGGCCTGTGTATTCGTTAGCGATTGCTGAGACAACCGAACCGATGGTCACACCATCCGAGCCAGCCTCAAGGTTGAGACGGTAGCCGGTGGGGTTGCCCTGAGTTTGGATGCTCTTAGCAAGTTCGCGACGAATCGCACCAGTGGTGATGATCATCTCTGGGTCCGCGATTACGGAACTGTAGAGACTGCCAAAGCAGTCCTGAAATTCTGCGCCGGGCTCCGTAGTGGAGAGGGCAGCGTTCAGGCGCTTGGTGTAACCACTCTGCGTCGAGTCGGTGAGAACCGTCAAGATGCCGTCGTAGCCAAGGCTGTTAGCCGAACCATCCGAAGAAGGAGCGGTGTAGGAGCCTGAGCCAGCGGTCAGCAACGTTGTCGATGAGCCGGTGAATGTCACCTTGTTGGTGTACGTGCCAGAAACGGTACCGAAGTAGACGTTCGTAGCAAGTGCCGCAGCTGGGATAGCCGAGAAGGTCAGCGTGACCGAGTTGTTCGATCCGGTGACTGCTTGGCTCTGCTCAGCGGTAGCGACAGACTCGCCAACACCCGATGAGTAGGTCAACTTGAAGTAGACGGTGTCAGTTCCACCGACGAACGTGCCGCCTGTGGTCGTGGCAGCAGCCTTGGTCAAGTTGGCTGAGGTGACAACTGGGGTCGCCAGTGCGCCAACGTATCCGGTGCCAGATGAGCGGCTGTAGAGCAAGTTGCGCTCTTCACCGAGCATGTGTGCCCAGAGGGCGGCG